ACGGGCGATCCCGTTGTTGATCGTCACGGTCACCGAGCGAACGGAGACAGCCTCGCCGTCGAAGGCGAAGGTCCCCCCGGTCATGTGATGGTGAAGGACCGGGTCATCGGGGATGGCCGCGATCAGCGTGGCGTCGGTCGATGCGTCGGCCCGAGTCTCGGATCCGTCCGTGGTGGTGACGTTGGAGGTCTCGCCGATCACCTCGCACTCGAGCGTAGCGACTTCGGCCGAGTTGCTCGTGAACGTCATCGAGGCGATCCGAACTCCCTCGATGATCTCGCCGGTACCACCCGAGCCCCGGACGATCGACGCGGTCAGCCCGTTATCGGGGAGCGCGGCGGCCATGGTATAGGAGTGGGTGTTAGGCGTCCCCGCTGAGGTCGAGCCGGCTCCGAGGGCGTGCTTCAAGATGAGCCCGATCGTCGAATAGTTCGCCTCGATTGTGAAGGTTCCACCTACGTTATCGCTCGCCACGAAGTGAGATCGGCGGTTGTTCGCGCCGGTCACGAGATGCGGGCGGGGGGTCTTCTCGATCGTCCGCTGGATGGTCGTCCCGATGAGCGGGTTCGCGATGATGTAGTCCGCTGTCGCTGTCCCGTAGGCACCGTCTGAGGACGTGACCTTGTCGAGGAGAATGTACGAGTCGCGGCCGAAATAAGTGTTGGCCATGGTGGCCTCCTATGCTGTGGGGGCTGAGATTTTTCGGACCTTCAAGGTCGCGTAGAATTCGAGAAGCCGGCCGGTATCGGTGACGAGCTTCAGGGTGATCAGGTAGTTATCGGCGTTGTGTGTGTTCACGGTCTGGAAGCCCAGCCGGATATAGCCGGGATTGAAGATCCGACCCTCGGACTCGAGCACCATCGACGAGGTGAGATCGGTCCCGTCCGTGTGATGGATCAGGAAGTCGAACGTATCGATCTCCTCCAAGAGTAGCGACCCGTTGAACAGTTGCCGACGGGCGGCGAGCATCGGACGAACATCGAAGAAGAAGTTCGTCTTGATGTCCGTCCCGCCGGGAGCGTAGAGGACTTGCGCCGGGGCACTCTGTCCCGGTGGCTCGAAGGCCGCTGTCAGGACCTGAGCGCCCGCGCGGAGAGGGTCCCCTACCTCTACGAAGGTACTGGTAATCGCGTTACTGAGGGCGGCGAGGTTCGTGTTCTGGACGCTCGTCGGTGAGCCCCCCGCGCCGTCGTCGAAACCGAAGTACATGTAAACCGCGATGATCTTCCCCGAGACAGAGAGCTGTCCGTTCGGTAGCGCGTAGCCCTTGATCTTGATCGTCCCGGTCTTGTTCGCGTAGTTCCAAGAGGAGACTTGGAAGTCGAGCTTCGTCTGTCCGTCGCTCGCGGTGATCACGACGTCGTCATTATCGGACGCGACGTTGTCCCAGAACCGAGGGAAGTCGGAGGGGATCACGAGTTCGATGTCGACGGTAGTCGCGGACGTGTTGTTGAACGCCGTCACCGGCTCGCGGAATTTGTAATTTGAATTGTACCAACTCACGCGCCGGCCCTCTCGCTGAAGGTCACCATCATCTGAAGGATCACGGCCCCGAGTCCGGGTCTCTGAAGCTCAGCGCCGTCGTAGCTCATCATATCAATGGAGACGTCATGCACAAGTGAAGACAGTCCTCGGTTCGTCTCGAGAGCCTTCCTTACGTCCGCCGCGAGGTTCATCGCCGCATAGAGCGCGGACTTCGGCGAGTCGTTCTCCGGCGCGACCCAGCCCTCGATCTGAACCATGAACTGTCTGTCGTACTTGTTGAGGACCGTCGTCGCACCCTGTGAGCTTCGGACCGCTCCGGGGAAGACATACACGCCCGGGACTCGGTGAGGCTGGAAGGTCTCCCCGATGACGACGCGATCCGCTCCGCTGAGATCCTGACTGTACCCGGCCCCGGTGATCCCTGCGATGTCGGAGACGATCGCGTCGATGATGTCGGTCTCTTTACTCATCCTGAACTCCTAACACTCGGCCGACCGAAGACGAGACTCTTCCGAAGAGCGCGGAGGACGTCGGAGTTCATTCGGATCCCGGCGGTGCGGATGGCTGGTCGGAGATACGGCCGAGCCGGTAGAGTCATCGACCGCCGGAGGAGATAGAAGACCTCGCCGCTGTCCTCGTGGATGAGAAGCCTCTGCCCCCCCGAGGTCTCCGCGTACTGAAGCCCGGGGACATCCCGAGCGCTCGCGAAGCGCGCGACACCGGCCCCGGTGCGGAGGCTCTCGTGTACGGGGATCGTAAGGAACTGGCGACGGGTCGGGCGGATGGTTCCGCCGTACTCGTGGATCGCAGCGTATCGAACCTCCCCCGGTGTCCGTGTCGTGTTCGGGGAGAGTTGCTTCGAGTTCGGAGAGCGACCACCGGCGGACACCTCGACGACGATCGCGTCTCCGTCTTGATGGACCCCGCCGGCGATGGATGCTCGGAGCCTACCCGTCCGAACGTTCAGACGAGTCACACCGCCCGCCGTGACCCGGAGCTTCGCTTCGGTCTCAGCACGGAGGGCCGTGTTCACAAGCTCCTGAAGGAGCGCCCCTCGTAATTCACGGCTCGCCCCTTGGACTCTCTCGGCGAACTCTTGGAGGGTCATCGCCACGGGCTACCCGATCCAACTCGAACCCATCCGCCAGGGGGCGATGAGTTCCTTCACCTCGGGTAACAGCGCGAGAGACGCGACCTCGATCGACCCGCCTCCCTGCGTCACCTTCGATCGGCCGACATGGTCGCGGGCCTGCCAGATGTGAGCGACCTGAAGTCCGATCGCCTGCTTGATCTCTTGTGGGATGCTCGAGAAGCCGGCGGTCATGGTCACCCGGATCGCGCGTTCGATCTTCGTCCAGTGTCCGTGAGTCGAGTCGTGCTTCAGCATGACGAGGCCCTCGTTCCCGTAGAGGACGTAATCGGAAGAGGCGACGAGGTCGGCGTCGTCCGTGTAGGCCAGATCGGGATCGTCATAGATCGAGGTGATCGCGGTCACCGGGATCAGTGGGAGGTCGAGTCGCTTCGAGTGGTCGCCGGTCAAGTAGACGACGTAAGCGCCGGAGGCGAGGGTGTAGGATCCGGCGTTGTTCTTCGGCCATCCGAGGTAGCGCGCGATCGATGCGTCGACGGCATCGACGATCGTCTCGATGTTCGAGTCTTCAGCCGAGCCAGACAGGCCACGGATGAAGAGACGACACTCGCTCCCGCTGACTACGGCCACGCGCTACTCCTCAGCGCCCGCTGAGGGCTTCTTCTTCTTCTTCGGGGGTGTGACCTTAGACAGCCATCCGGGCGCGCTCTTGGCGGCCTTCTCGTCGAGTTGCTTCACCTCGCCGGGTGTCCAGTAGAACCCGCGCGGGTACTCGCCCGATCTCTCGCTCTTGAATTTGATCATGCGTCCGCCTTCTTCTTCGCGCGTGGCGCGCGCTTCTTGACTGTTCTCGGGGCCTTAGGTGCGCTGGCCTTCATGGCGCGCGGGGCGGCCTTCTTCGGTTGTTCTGGTTTCTTCTCCGGTCCCGCCTCGAACATGTGCGGGAACGTCTCGAGGAGATAGGCCGCCACGCTCTCGTCGACCTCTCGCGTCTCACCTCGGAGCCATACGGCCCCGAGTCCAGGGAGTGATCCCCGGTAGTGATCGCGCTTGCTGTCTTCCTTGAACGTGACGGCCTTCCCCATGGTTACGCCCTGACCTGCTCGAAGGTGAGGAACACGTTCCCCGCCATCGTAGCCGAGCCTGTCTCGTCGAGTGTCATCTTCAAGACATCCGCCGCGCCGAACTCCAGAGAAGCACCGGCGGCCGACAGGGTGAACGCATACGCGGTGCCGACACTCCATCCGGCGGCGTCTGAATCCAGAGCCGAAGAGATGGCCGTCGACCCTTGCTTCAGGGTGATCGTGTACTTGTTCGAGGCATCGTCCGCTGTCGCGGTCGTTGGGCTGTAACTTGCGGCGGTAAGTTTCCACTCCCCGGAAAAGCCGTGAACGACGCCGATCGAGTCGGTGTCTGTTGATACGTCGCCCGTATGAACGGACATAGTGATCGCTTGAGGTTGTGCCATTTCGGCCTCCTATGCTGCGTCGAGGTTGAAGGAGTAATGGACGTTCTTCTTCGTGTCTCCGTCGATGCTGAAGAAGACGTGACGGTCGGTGAGGACAAGGTTCTGAAGTCCTCGAGTAACGTCGGCTTGCATCGCGTAGGAGTTCCGAAGCCGGCCGATCTTGAATCGGTCCCGGTTGAACATGAGCATCCCTGTCTTCGATCCGCCGGATGAGTAGAGACCGTCCGCGTCGAGATCGGCTCCCATCATCTCCGAGATGATCAGGGGGACTCCCAATAGCTGACCCAATTCTCCGCTAAGGATGGTCGCGTTGGGCCCGTACTGATCGACCCCGATCACACCCGCTGTCGCGCCGGACTCGGTACCGAAGCCGAGCATCTTAACGAGGTAATACTCGGGAGACACGACCGCGACGAGAGACCCGCTAACCCCATGAGGCGAGGCGAGCTTCGCACGCGCGGCGAGGAAGCCGGTGATCGTCTGGGCTGAGTTCTGATCGGTCGTGTTCGACACGTCGAACGCGCGGTGACGAAGGCCGACATAGCACCTCCTATGGTCTGCACTGGATCCAGTTGAGGCCCCCCATCGAGAACGAATGTTCCAATTTGCATATTCGTCGGTGTTTCCGGTACCGTCGGCGGCGTCCGTGTTCCCGTTGATGATGCAATCCTCCTCGCCGTCGATAATGGCGGTTCTAAGCTCACTTTCGATGAGTGGCATCGCCGCGATAATCGAGTCCTCGGAGGCGTCGTCGTCGACCTGAGCGCGGACCACCATCCCGACCGCGGTGATGTTCCGGCTCGAAGTGGTGAGGCTACTCGATGCGAACTGAGCCGGATCGTCTGAGGTCGCCGCGCCCTTCTTGAACGGCTTGAGGCCGGTCTGAAGGATCGGGAGGATCTCGTTCTTGTTGTTCATCTGCATCGTCTGGAAGAGAGACGCGACTCGGCGCTCCGCTGTCAGATCCCGCTCGAACTGGGCGAGGTGCTGATCCGGTACCCATTCCGCGCCCGCGCCTGCTGTGTCGCTCCACAAGCGTTTAACGGTGTCCGGTGCTCGGTTCATGATGTCGCGACAGGCGGCGAGGCTCTTCGGTGCCCCGTTCTTCGAGATGGCCTTCACAATCGTGTGTTGTTGTACGGCGCGCTGCAGATCGGCCTGCCAGTCACAGACCGGAGCGCCATCGAGGAGGCCCTCGGCCCATGGGCGATCGACGGTAACTTCGCCTTGCATACGGATCGAGCCGTCACGGCGGACGAACTTCTCGAGGCCGGCTTCGCCGTCCATGGAGGCGCGCGCGCTCTTCCGGTTCTCGATCTCGGTCAGGCGTGCGGAGAGCTTCGAGAACTCCTTCGCCTTCTCGGTGATCTGCTCGTGCATATTGTCACCACGCGCGGCGAGTGTCTTCTGACGCTCGACGATGTCGTGGAGACCCTTCTTGATAGTCTCGGGGCTGGAGAGATCCAGGCCCTTCACTTCGATGTCGCTCATGATGGCGGCCTCTCTTGTGGGTGTTGTTGTTGCTTCGGTTCCTCGGCGCGTCATCATTGACACCCGAAGAGCGAACTCAGGGGATCGGCCTCCGACTTCTCGGGCGCGCTGCGCTCGATGGGCCGGCGGTCGGTCTTGTTCTGTTGTATCAGATCCGCGTCGGATGCGGCGAGGACCTCGAGAACTGTCTCTCGAACGAGTGCCCGAGTCTCGTCGGCGCTGAGCCGGATCGAGCGGTCGTCCTCTTCGTCGTCGTCGTCGTAGCCGTAGCCCTCGATCTCCGGGGCGGTCGGTGCGAGCGCCTCCATCCCTTGCCACTCGTCCGACTTCCCGAAGGTGACGACGACCGACTCGTCTGTCTCGACTACCTCCATGACGTGACGAGCGACTGACGGGATCCCGAGCGAGCGGAGCGCCAGGGCGGCCGGGTTCGCTGGCACATTCACGACCGAGATCTCATGGAGGTAGCTATCGGAGTACACGAAGCCGGAGGCGGACCGCCGGGGGTCGTCCTTCGGAAGGGCGGCGCGGGGCGTAGTCTTCCCGGGGGCGAAGCCGACCGAGACGGAGTTCAGGAACCCCCGCTCGATCTGCGACTTCACGAGACGCCCGAGAGCGTTCTCTTCGGAGTCGTCGAAGCGGATGTCCGCGACGAGCTTCCCGTCGACCACCTCGACCCGTTCGGCGCGGCCGATGGCGGGGATCGTTGGGTCATGCTGCCAAAGGATGATCGGGTTTGAGCGGTACTCCTCAAGGCCCTTCTCGCTCCACGTCGGCTCGACGATGTCGCCGTAGCGGTCGACGTCCGGGGTCGATGCGATGACGCGCGTGAGGCCGTCCTTCGTCTCTGCTGATCGGATCTGTACGGTCTGGAATTTCCGGGTCTTCATGGCTCAGTCCTCGAAGTGTGGGATCAGGGTACACCGACAATTCACGTCCATCTCGGCCTCTCCGAAGCCGCCGGGGGCGTCGGCCTCGTAGCCGTCGATCCTGAACTTCTCGCCGGGGCGTACCGGGGGATGGTTCTCGAGGGCGCGGTGATTGTCGCGCGTGGCCTTGTCTCTCGATGACAGCCACCGATAGCGGACCTCGAAGCCCGCGTCCGACAGTTCGCCATACGCCGACACGGTCCCCGCGTTGACGGCCCGAGTCGTCTCGGTGCGAGCGATGCGGAGCGCGCGGGCGGGCGTGTAGGCTCGCGACCTCTGGATCGCTTCCTGCATCTCGGCGATCGTCGCGCCCTCGGTGATCCCGGTCTCGACGACATCGGCGATCGCCGCTCGGGTGTACGGTCTCCAGTCCTTGACCAGCGCGCCGATCTGAGCGTTCACCGCGCGGTCGACTCGGACGGGTGCCATCGTCGCCGAGTACTCGGGCGGCATCTGATCGAAGGTGTCCTGAACGGCGGCCTCGAAGATCTCCCTCATGGGAGCCTCGACGGCGGACTTCAGGATCGCGGCCTCGGCCAACTCATCGAGGACAGCGTCGACGAGTTCCTTCGGCGCTTGTCGGGTGACCTCGGTCGGGCCGACTCGGTCGATCTCCTTCTTGAGTCGCTGAGCCGCGCGAGCGCCGGCGGCCAGGAGATAGCGCCGGAGGACGTTCTCGAGCTTCTCTTCGCTCGGTCCGTGTACGCGCTCGATGAACGACTTCCACACGATGTCGCCGGCTTCGCTTCCGGCGAAGGACTTCTTCTCGTCCTCCTTCTCCATCTGTCCGACGATCTTCGCGGACCAACTCTTCGCGGGGTCTCCGCCCCATAGAGCCCAGGCCACCCGGCCCGGTGAGGGATAGCCGTCCTCGCCAGGGTCGAACCCTTCGCCGGCCTTGTCGCTCTCGTGGCGTGCTAACCATGCCCGCATCTTCCGCGCCTTGTCCGGGGAGATGCTCTCTCCGTTCGCCATGCGGCGCGCCCACGATACGGTGGCCGGCTTCAGGCCGTCACCGCTCAGGCCCAACTCATGCCACGCGAGGCCGCGCTTCAGTTCGGAGACGACACCCTTCGGAACCTTGAAGTCGATCGACTCGTAGTCCCGGCGGACGGGCGCGCTCTTCGACTTGGTCGACATCGGGTGCTCCTCTGGGAGGAGGTCTTGATCATGCTTCCCGCTTCGGAATTCGTCGTTCTTCAGCGCGTACAAGAACGAGCGGACCCGGGCGTATGCCCACTGGTCCGGGCTGTTCACGGAAGGACGGACGCTCTCGGGGTTCGTCTCGTAGGCTCCGACCCCGCGCTCGAAGACGGAGGCCAGGGTCCGCGCGCTGGTCTTCCTCCACTCGGCCATTCCCTCGTCGTCGATCTCTTCGTTGTGCTCCCTGGCTCGGTTCCTGAGCCCGGTCTGAACAGGCTCGGACAAGTCACCCAGCCCGCGCGCCTGCGGGGCTTCAGGGGCCGTTAGCGGCTGAGCACCGGCCACGATGCGACGGGCCTCGTCCTCGGGTACCGTCGGGAAGGCCGCACCGATGAGAGCGACCGCGGCGTCTTCGTTCAGTAGGCCGGCGGAGACTTGCTCGAGAATAGCGATCAGGCTCGCGACCTGCGCACCGTTTAGGGCCGTCGCGCTCACGGGCTGATCGCCATCGCCGGCGGGGGCGCTCGTCTCGTCGACCTCGTCCTCGGCATCCATTCCCGGGAGGTCGTCGAAGCCCTCATAAGCGGCGGCGTCGTACAGCGGGACACCCATCGTCACCCAGGTAAGGACCCGGTTCACGCGCGAGTCCCGGCTCTCCTGAAGCGCCTCGACGCCCGAGAAGTCGTGGAAGACGTGAAGGTCGGAGTCCTCGAAGCCGGGGAACATGCGAGCGAGGCGCGTCCACTGTCCGTCGAGGATCTTCGCTTTCGACTGGAGACCGCTCCACCAGTGCTTCGCCTGCTGGGCTGCGGTGGCGTAGTTCACCGAGGAGCCACCGAGCCGGGTCGGCGGACAGTCGAACACCGCGAGGATCGACTCGACGACGCCCTTCTTGAGGTCCTTGTACTCGAGATCCCTCGGGGTGAACTGGAGGGACTCCATCTTCGCACTACCGCCAAGGAAGAGCGCGCCGCCTGTCCCGGCCATCTGAGCGTCGAAGGTGCGCCGCATCTGTTTCAATTGCGAGTCGCTCCACACGTCGGTCGGGTCCGATGGAGAGAAGACTGTCGTCGGGCGTCCTGTCTTGGCCGATGCCGCCGCCAACTCGGACGCGAGCCGGTCCGTCGTGAGGTCGTTCGACAGGGCTCGGATCGCTCCGTTGCCATAGAGCCCGCGCGGGTCATCCTCCCAGGAGGTCATCCGAAAGTGGAGGATCTGCTCGTACTCGTAGCGCTCCGCGCGGCCGGCTCCGTTGTACTCGTAGTGAGAGACCTGTCCGTCGGACATCGGGACGACCTTCACGCGGGCCGGGTGTAGCCGGAGCAGGACCTCGGGCTGATCTCGACCGCTCACGAGAACGTAGGCATCGCCACAGAGGACGAGGTCGGACGCTATCTGTCGGCGGAGGTGGTCACCCGAGACGCGCGACGAGGGGCGCTCCATGAGCGACAGCACGGGGTGATCCTCGATGAGTTCGGCGTCCGAGCCCCGGCCGAGCTTCACCCGTAGGTCGAGACTCGCGAGGTCGGCGGCGATGGCGTTCATCGCGGCGTTGACGTAGGGGAACGCGGCGACGGTGCTCAGACTGTTAACGACCGGGTAACCGGGGGTAGCGGGCTGTCCGCTGGCGAAGTCTGCCCCGGCGACGTGAACGGCTTCCCCCGTCTCGGGAGACACGTCCGCGAGACCGAGCGCGCGAAGCACCCGGAGAAGCACCGGCTCGGAGCGTGCGATGTCGTTCGCCATGGGTCGAGCATACCGGGATCGACGACACGTGTCGAGCGAGGCCCCGAACCGCCCCGCGCGCCACGGGGTGATCGCGGGGTGATCGTCTCGGGTGATCGCGATCACATGGAGAGACGTACAGCGATCAGGGGCTCCGGGTGATCGCCTGTCTTGTCGATTTATTTGGCACGGTTCATAACTGTGTTATCTTACGAGTGAGCCAAGGGGGGGACGGTCCTCCCCGGCTCGACACACACACAGGAAACCACCATGGCCAAAACAAACGCCAAGATCACACCAGAACGAATTGCAACCTTCCGACGACTCGCTCGAGAGTTCGAGGACAGCAACTTAAACCCCGCAGAGCATACGGCCCTACTCCGAAAGATCGAACGGCTCGCCATATCCTTCGGATCTCCGAAGGTGTCGAGCCTGTACCACCTCGAAGGCTACGACCGATTGGAGGTATGGCACGACGGCCCCGACGAGATGCAAGCGTTTCTTTGGTCGCGGTACGACGGATCCGAGAACGCATGGGAGCGTAAGCGGTGGTGCAAGGGCGAATTCTATATTGAACGGGGCGAGGCGTGTATCACGCGCAGCGACGAGGAGGAGGCGGAGAGTTGGGAGCGCCATGCCGCGCTCTTCCCCGACCTTTGCATCCAAGAGTAGACCCCCCGGCCCCCTTCGGGGGGCTGGCTACGCCGCGCCGAACCCGGAGCGCTTGAGCGTGGTCACGAGGTAGCGGACGGCGTCCATCGCGTGATCGTTGAGCTTCATCGGGCGGTCGGGCTGGTCGGTGCGCTTGCTCGACGTCGTGTCCCACCGATAGCCGAGGAACTCCTTCACGATGGGACGGGTCGACGGGTGGTCGTGAATCACAAGGTGGGGTCGTCCGTTAGCGTCCGG